GTAGTGGTTAAGAGTAAAGTTGTAAAGAAAAATATAAAGAAGATCCAATTAGAGGAAGAATAATAGATTGTTCAAATGTGTAATTGGTTATTGATTATTGGTTTTGTAAAATATAATAAAATGTTTGTTATTATATTTTTTATCATTGGTTAAAACTTACATTGTAAAAATGTATGTAAATAGCCCAATATACGAGAGCAACACACTGTGAAAAATCCAGTACTTCTGGTCATTCATTGATTGATTCATTGCTGAGACATTATGTTGAATACGTTTTAGCTCCATATGTTGCTCCGTGCTTTTATTAGTCAAATGCTTATAATACATATGAATGTCATTTACTTCTTTTTTTACTTCTGTAATTTGTTCTTTTGATGTCGCTATATCTTCAACATATTTTTCATAATCAATAAAATTATCCGGTGTTTTTTTTGTATTTATATTTGGTAACCAATAATTGCGCTTTACAATATTTTTTATTAAATGTCTTGATCTTGAAATCATTGAAATATATTATTATAATTTAGATTACTTTTAAATAGTAATTTAAATAATTTGTTTTTTTAAAAGGTCGCTTTAAACAGTCGCTTTACAAGTAAAGCTTTAAAACAGTCACACCTTCGGTGCTTTACAACGGTCGCTTTACAAGTAAAGCTTTAAAACCACTTTGGCATCTTGTAATTGCGTTTATCAAATTGTGAATCCGACACGGGTGTTGCTAAAGGCACAACCAATGTGCTGGCATCATGTAAATATTTAATATACCCCTGTGCCTCGCCATAAACTGCCGGTACAGCATAATCCAGCACCATCTTGTTTAATTGTTGAACCTGACCTTGGATATTGTAGGGCAAATTGGCAGCATTCTGTAAAAAAATCGACCGCATAATTGTCTTTAATGTATCGCAATCTTGCTGCCCAATTTTATATTGGCCATTTGACTTTTGGTATACACCCATTCGTATCCCATTTTGTACAGCTTGAATGTTTTCCTTGGAAAAGTAAGCAGCGGATAAAGGTGTTTCATCCCATTGTCCAATCGTGGCGTTCCTAAACGTCGTACATTGATTTGCTGGTATTTTATCATACATTGAAAATAGTTGAGCAATGTCGGGCGGATTTAAAATATCTACACGACCATTAACCTTTCCACTGTTTCCATTTCCATTTCCATTTGCCATTTGACTATTCATAATATATAATATTAAATATAAAAAAATATCTAATTATTTATATAATGGAATTATCTTTTCAAAAAATAATATTAGTAATCGCAGCACTTGGACTAGTTATTATATTGATAGTCATTGGTATGTCATTATCTAATTCCAAGACGACAATGGTGTGGCCACCGGTTACAGGATCTTGCCCGGATTATTGGGTCGATTTAAAAGGGGATGGGGAATCCTGCTTCAACACTAAAAGTTTAGGAAAATGTAACTTACCACAAGCAGGTAATAAAAACACAATGAATTTCAATGTGTCGCCGTTTAATGCGGATAATGGCACTTGTTCTAAATATACTTGGGCGACGCGTTGCGGTGTAACATGGGATGGTATTACATATGGAGTTGATAATCCTTGTGCAACTACTACTACTGATACTACTACAAGTCAATAGTAAAACTTATAACCACCTTATAAATATAAAAACCTTATAACCCAATAATAAATTATATTACAAAATAAAATGTATAATATAATTTAAGACAACCACAACTAACAATATATCCATGTTTTCCAAAAAATCCAATAAATTACTTACTAATATAAACAAATTGCCCGACGAAATAGTCTCACTTATTGAAAGTTATGTGCCAGAAACAAGAAAACTGTTTTGGAGCAAGGCATTATACGAAGCTAATCATAAACTGTTGCTACAATATCTTTGTATTCATAATAAGAATATCGAGGAATATATCAGAAGCATTATTCGGAGAGACCATGACTTTGTATTTAGTCGTTTGTTAGTTGATAACTTTGACAGATGGTCAAATTTAAGAAATTATTTGAACAAGGATTGTATTTATATGAATTATCTGGTATTCTTACATAGTTATTGTGTTGACAATGATTCAAAAAAATGTTTACAACTATTGCATCCAATAATAGAAAAACTTGGATTTAGTAAAAATCAACATAAAAAGAACCTGATCAAATATATTAAATGGAGGTAATCAATATTAATAATTTATTAGAACGTCAAGAAGAGGTTGCTAAAATGAAAGACATACTAACAAATTTTGAAAAAACAAAACATAATCTAACAACCAAAAAAGGAATCTATATTTATGGCGACCCGGGCACCGGTAAAACCACGTTTGTCACGAATATTTTGAAGGAACTTGACTATGATATTATTAAATATGATGCCGGAGATATTCGCAACAAATCCATTATTGACACCATCACAAAGCATAATATGTCGGATAAAAATATAATGAGTATGTTTCACAAAAAGGTGAAGCGAATTGCGATTATAATGGATGAAATCGACGGAATGAATAACGGCGATAAGGGCGGAATTAACTCATTAATCAAAATTATTCGGCCGAAAAAGACCAAAAAGCAGCGACTAGAGGATATTACTCTTAACCCAATCATCTGTATTGGGAACTATCACATGGACAAGAAAATCAAGGAGTTAATGAAGGACTGTGATGTGATTGAATTAAAGTCGCCATCAAAGGTTCAAATGAACAATATAATAAACCAGGTTATTCCGTCCATTGACGAAGCTATAAAACCCAATATAGTTAATTTTATCCAGGGTGATTTGCGTAAACTAACAACAATTTACGAATTGTATAAAAATAAACAGGACATATTGAATAACAATATTATTCAGAACATTTTTCTAATGAAATCGTATAATGATGATACCCGGCAAATCACAAAGAAACTCATTAATAACAAATATATGTTAGAAGATCATCTAACAATTATGAACGAAACAGACAGGACAATTGTGGGTCTGTTATATCACGAAAATGTGGTCGATGTTATTGGGAAATTATCGAAAGATCAGTCTATTCCATTTTACATGAAACTGTTGGATAATATGTGTTTTGCCGATTATATTGATCGTATTACATTTCAGAAACAGATTTGGCAATTTAATGAGATGAGCTCGTTAATAAAGACATTCAATAATAATCGGCTATACCATGAAACAAATGCTAATCTTAGTAAACAGAAATTCAACCCAGCAGAGGTGAGATTTACAAAGGTACTAACAAAATATTCAACTGAATATAATAATACCATATTTATTCAGAATTTATGCCAGCAATTGGGCATGGATAAGAATGATATGTACGCCTTCTTTCTAGATATCAAAAACAAATATCCGGTTGGAGACAATGAAGTTATACAATTGTTTGAGAATTATGAAATATCCAAATTAGATATTAATCGTATTTATAGATATTTGGAAAAGTATACGAAAGAAGATGCGGAAGATACTCAGGATATTGTGGTGTCTGATATTGAAGGCGATGAATAAGTATTTTGATTTTTTATAATATTATAAAAATATTATAAAATAAGAAGTTTGGGTCAATGTTTTACATATGACTTAGTCGCCACTCTGCCTTTCTTTCCGGGTTAAGAGTAGTCCTCATATGGCTCTCATATTGGTCAGGCGAGTCGTAAAAGAGCGCAACATGCTCCTTCAGTCCATTCTCGCCAGTACACAGTGCGACAGAAAATAGGAATTTTTGCTCAGCCGACCCAACCAAATAGTTGTATCTAGATCCACTCACTGCGTTGCGAATTCGTGTACCAATTGAGCCGGTGCCATAGAGGTCAATTGCGGCTGTCTTATAATAGGTTTTTCCGTTGTCCAACCTTGTCGTCTTCTTCTCATCGACAACCTTTCTATAAATGCGATGAAAATTCTTGTCTAGTGGCAAAGATCTTACAGTATCCTTGTTATTAACATCATCGTCGTTGGAGTAATCATTGTAAGGCATTTTGTATTGTGCTATATACACATATAATAGTTTGTCTTTAAACTATTTTCAATAAAGGTTACTTATTTTTGTAATACTCCAACTCGGCAGTCAAGTCCTTAATCTTCTTTAACAGTTCATTAATTAGACATACTTTGTCCTCGATTTGTTTCTCGTAACTAACAATGCGTTGTTCCAAACTAGATCCATTCGTTAATGTATTCGTATTCTGGTATAATCTCTTCTGCGCATCCATCATTTTATTATGGTCTGCTAATCGTCTGTTCCTCTCGACTTCCATATTTCTTATTTGCTCCATTAATTTGGGTTTATTCTCTGGCTTACCCGGCTCATAATTTGTTAAAAAATTATTCATATCTGTCATATAAAACTGTTTCAGCTGAGCGTCATCAATAAAATCATCCACTGTAAACCGAGATAACTGGGTCTTAGTCGCCTCCATGTTTTCCAACAATTTCTCCTTGTTCAATGAATTGTGCTTATGAGAGAAGACCATTATGGACTTTTGTGTGTCCAGTTGTTTCAACGGAATTGTATAGTTCTTTAAAAAATGGCGCTCTTCGGCCAATGCGTTCTCTTCGTTGTAACTCGTCTGTAATAAGAGCTCCTTTTTGAAGGCAAATGTGGCGGCGGTGGCGTGGAATTCCTTATAAGGCCCGCATTGATACACTGCGTTCCTGGAATCAAAGTAAATGTGCATTTCGCTACTTCCCGCCATAAGAAAATCCGGATTTTTTAACAAGGTGTCGACTGCGTGTGATACACGGTCTTTCGGATAGAAGTCGTCGTCGTCCATATACACAATAATATCACCAGAACACTTGCTATGCATAAGGTTGCGCTTTTTACCTAGAAGCATTTTCTCCGGATAATAAAAGTATTTTACACAGTCCATGTTGGCAACTAGGTCGCCGATCGGGTCCGTGCCGTCGTCAATAATAATCCATTCGATGCGGGATAGAGGATATGTCTGTTGCTCGATACATTTTTTTATAAAGGGAATAAATGGTCGGCGATTGAATGTGGGAGTACAAATGCTTACAAGGGGTAAATAGTCTTTGGTTTCTGGTACAGTTGTATCTGTATTTGTATTTGTTTTCTTATGTTTATTTTTGTTTTTTTTATTACTTTTATTGTTTTTGGAAGGCATACTTATATAATAATTATTATAGGAATTATTATTTAAATCGTTTTATACAAGTCTAATATTAAATCGTTGTCTCCTGTTTTTCAAGGTTTTGTTTTTGGATCCGCCAGTCATTTTAGTTGTTCCTTCTACTTGTTCTCCTTTTATCCCGGTAAGTTCATCAGGACTTGTAATTGATGGTTTGTTAGATGTTAATTTATTTGTTAGTGTTTCTTTAAATGATTGTCCCCCTTTTGGTTTAGGGTTTGCTTGTTCTGCTTGAATGTCTAAAATTAAATTTTGAATTTTATCAGGACTATATTTGCCATACTTTGTTGGGTCTCTGTTATATAGAAGAGTCATATCTTTATTAACTTCATTTAATAAATTTTTGGCTGTTTCTGTAGTAACGTCAGGTTGTTTAATGTATTGTGTTTTTAACAAGTTTATCATTTGTTCTAATTGTAAATTTTGGTTGTCTTTATTTTCATTTATAGACGTTTCATTACCACCTGCTGCTAATCCTTGTTGACTACTAGCAGATGCTACAGGTTTCTTATTTGAACCAGTTATCCACTTTGAAAACAATCCTGGTGTACCTTGTTCTTCATCTCCTGATATTCCTTGTTTGCTACTAGTAGTAGCAGGAGCGATATTAGGTGACGACCTTCTGTCTTCTATAAATGATGATAAAGGAGGGTTACTAGTTACTACATTTACTGGTTCTACTATAGGTTCTTTGATGCCAGTATCACTTGAAGAACCACCAGATGTTGAATTTTCTTGTTGACTGCTATTAGTAGTTTTTTCTAATTCCGGGTTTGAACTATTTCCACCTTCCTCTTTTTCTTTTTGATTACTATCCGTATTTTCTAGTGTTTTTTTAGGTTGTTCTCCGCCAGCAGCTGAAATATTATTGTTTTTATTTTTTCCTTTAAATAATGGGTTTTTGCCGCTATTTGTTGTTTCACTTGTGGTATCATATATATCTGAAAGTTCAACTTGTTTTTCTTTTGTCTGTCGTTCTTTTTCTTCTATTTTACTTTGTGCTTCTCTTTCTTTTGCTGCCTGTTCTTCTTTTGCTGATTGTGCTTCTCTTTCTTTTGCTGCCTCTTCTTCTTTTGCTGCCTGTTCTTTTACTTGCGCTGCTGTTATATTTTCTGCACAAATAGTAACAAAACTTTTATAAGCATCAGCCAAATTTTTATAAAGAACATCTTGGCCAGACAAATTTAGGACAGTAACAGTATTCAGATCAGTTTTGCCGTCTAATTTTTTAAACTGTTCTATAATATTTGCCTTTTGTGTTTTTAATCCAGCAATTAATCCTTGGATTTCAGAGTTTCTACTATTTTCGAAAAATGTTATTAGTCTATCAGCTTCGTCATTTTGTGCCTTCAACTTTTTCCATGCTTCAATAACCTGGTTTTGAAAAGGGCCACAATCATCGTCATCAACAGCGGCAGGTTTTTCAAGCACAGGCTCTTCTACTGTATTCTTTACAGATATCATAGTGGCATCATCCGGCTCCGTATTCACAAAAATATTGCCAAATATGACTGCCAATATAGTAGCAAGAACCACCCCGCCAAAGTATTGTGCCCCTAAATATGTATTCGCACATGTAAACAAGTTCAAAATAGCAAACACTAATACAAGTGTCCGTTTATAAATAAGATTGTCTTTGATAAAATCCAGACAACTCTTGCTATCCGATTTTTTATCGTTTTTAAAAGGATCATATTCCTTTAATTTGTATCCAGATGAAAATAACATTTTGAAAAATGGATAAAATGTGCCGATTGCTGGGAACACAAACATGCTTAACAAAGGTATAATAATAAGCCAAATTGGTATCCAGACTAATCCACGTAAAAACATTTTGCCAGCATTTCCAAAAATAGAATCCCCATTCTTCAAGGCATCCACGCCATCAAACAGTCCACCATCATAACCACCTTCATTTAGATTATCTTTTTCACCATTAAAAAGTGTCCTTATGGTGTAGTAAAATGATGCCGCTCCATTACAAATCCAAAAAAATGGAAAAAACATTAGTCCAAACATACCATAAATAACTATTTTAAGAGCGTCAGGCAGCATTCGAACACCATCTGGCATACTAATTTTGTCATACAACCAAAATCCAGTACCAATCACGTTATTTACTAAAATGGATTTAAATTTATCAAAATTGGAAGCAGAAGCCGGATTGTCTATTTTTTTGCGAAGATTACTGATAAATGAGTTATTGAATGATTTAATAAAACCTTGAGAAGCAAATGTAGCTTCTTGTTCCCATTTTCCAATCGGTTCACCCCAAAATTTGAGACCTTTGAAGTCGAGCTCTGAAAACGTATTCATTGGAACTGTTATTGGGTCACTTCCTAGGTTTACATTTTTTATACACGTATATGGTTCAAAAGCTGTATTATAAGGAATAATTTCAGCCGTAGACAATTTAGCTATATAGAGCCAAGACGTGCCAAATACAATAAACAATATAATTCCGATCATTGAAATTGAAAAATTCTGTAAAAATCCACCAACGTCAGTATTTCCAGCTGATTGATTTTTCTTTTTTTGTATAGCATCATCATTAGTATCTGTATTTGTATTTGTATCTGACATTATTTATAATAAATATATATTAAATTTTATAGATAATATACTAATCACTAAATTACATTTTTAAAAATATCACAGATATTGGATAAAAATATCCCGGATCACCGATATTGGATAAAAATATAATGAGTAAATATATAAATGAGTAAATTTCCGATATTACATAAATACAAATATATAATATTGTCATTTATTCTAGTGTTGCTGTTCTTTGCTTTAGTGACACAGTTTTTTTTTAGAAAAGAAGGGTTTACAAATGATGATAAACCCGAAAATGTACTATATGGAAATATTACATATAATCCGGAGACATTTAATAAAAGTAATTCAAATATTAGCACTAAACTAAATAATGAATATAGTCAGACTGTTAATTTACCATTAAATGACACACTCGGTTGCCAAAATGCCTGCTATAATGCCAAATGTTCTAAAACTGGGAAACAATGTTCCACTGATCATGATTGTTATCAAGACGGATGTCAGTCACTATTGAAACAAGTTCATGACAAATTTGTAGCCGAACAATCAGCACCCATTGCGCCTCAGACATATACCGCTGCGGATACTTTAGAAACAGGCAGTCTTGTTTATAATCAGAACCCACAGCATTCCGCATTAACATATGATATTGGAACAAATGCCTCAGTTATCAACATGGCTGCGCAAGTGCCTAGACCCTATGAAGGATACAAAATTTGGGAGCCGTCATATGAAGCAGCTGTAAAGCTGAATGACGCAAAAATGGCAAACGGATATGCTGCGGATCCCAATAATTATGTATTTTATAAGCAGACACAAACAGCCACTGGTCTATTTAATGACAATGGACCAACTGCTGCCAATTCTCACCTTTGAAAACGGTGGAATTATGTGGCATACATTAGACCCACATTGCCGCCAATAAAGTTGACAATATTAATACGCTCCTCGAACAGTGTTAGATTAAAGTTGTAATCATATATTCGCCATGTTGGCTTATTTACCGCGATTACCTGACCTGTTTGAGGGTCGCAAATGGAGAGACTTTGGGCTAAAGGGTCCAACGGGGGTATAATTGTCGTAAACTCCAACTCTATTTGACTAAATCGGTTCATATTTATTGCCCCTGACGGCTGTAAATCTGAATTATTGGAATGGATTCCAAAATTGTAGCAATACAGACCAGGTGGCGCATTTCCGCTCGTTCTTGTATATTTCTCAATATAATTGTAAATACCAGCCGCCTGTATATTTTCACGATAAGATCCATCTAACAAAATACCCAGTGCCAACAATATCATCTTGTCGTTTTCCGGCGAATAATTTGACGTAATTAGCAAGCCCGTTAGGTTGTTATTTGGATTAACACCCGGACCAATATAAAACGGTATTTGATTACCTGACGCATCTGTTCTATAAATAAGATAGTCACCTGACGCTGGAGCTTGGACAACGTCCAATGGCATATATTTATAAGGCCAATTTGTGTAATTCGACCATTCGTTTCTTAAATTGGCATCACTGCGTTGGAAATAAAATAGCCAATTGGAAATCATGCCAATGGAGTCAAGAGCAACCTTGTTCGGTCCAGTAACATTAAAGAACTGTTGTTCATGAACCTGCTTAATTAAATACTTTTGTTCTTCCATCGCAAAAATACGTTCTTCTTCGTTGGATAAGAAACAATATGTACAATTCAAGTGGACGTCCGCATTCCATAATGTCCTGGTATCCGCATACGATGTTATTCCCAATTCAATGTCCGGTGGCGGTTGTAAAAAACGATAGAACTGCATATACCATGTGTTGAAATTGGGTGCTATGTAAGGATAATTATAAACCGTATCAAACACGTCACGAATTTGAAATAATTCACTAATCGGTCTAATCGTAACAATAATTTGTAGCTCGTTGTATTGTAACGATGTCAATGGAAATGCCATTTGCGACTTAAGTCCAAACCAGTTATTTAGCGGGATATATAAAATACGTCCGCGTATTGACGGTTCGGGGCCTGCTAAGTCACTCGTATAAAACGCATTGGGATATGAATTGACGCGCGCGCCGGAATTGCCTGGGTCATTCATTTCAGCCGTGCTACCGGACATGGTGTCAAATAATTCCTTTTTGACGCCAGTAAAGTCACGTTGAACAGCTGCTAGTAAATAGTCGCCCGAATACTCTTGGAGTGTATAGTTACCGCAAACAATACTAATTTTTGAAATCATTTTGGCGCCTAAATTATCAATCCATTTGAATTCATATGGCGCCCAATCGGTATATGTAGTAGAGCCATCGCTTTGAACAACTTGCTGTGGCGGCATAATTGGGCTCCAAATGTTAGGCATTGCTATAGTCAGATAGCAATCCATAAGTAGGTCGGCGTATCTAGGGATTTTAAAAGTAAACGTAGATGGTTCAGATAGACGCAGAGTTTTAGATCCCTCAAAGTCGACACGGAATTTCTGTAGTCCAAAGTTCGTATATTGCGCATAAGACGTTTTAAAAAATGTTTTCGACGGGTTCCCATTTAGAATTATATTTTGTTGTCCAACAGATACAAGATTCATAAGACCTCCAGGCATATTTAATTGTTATAATACTAACATATTATTTTTTTAACTGATTATTACAAAATAGTTATAAACAAAATAGTTATAAACAATTGTTATAAAAAATATTTATAAAATATATTTATAGACTAATATAAAAGATGGCAGATACACCAAATATTCCAAATATAGCTCAAACAGCGCAACAAAGTATAGAAAATAGTATGTCAAAAATAAAAGAAATGTCGGAAGCTACGTCTATCACGCTAATAACCATGTTGACTTTTATAGTAATTATAATTACATTAATGTATTATTTTTATTATACTGGAACAGGCAATTTTGGCGGTATTTTAATAATAATCATATCAACTGTGATGTTAAGTGTTCTAGGTCAGGCAATAACTGAAGGAACAATGGGGACAATTATTGGCGGCATCCTTGGACTAGCCATTGGAATCACAATATATGTGAATATGTCAAATAATATGCTTACTCGTGAATGCCAGCTAATGGATACTGTATATGGGCAATTGAATACGAGCATTCTACCACTTGATTTAACTCAGGCAGCAAATCAGAATAATTTTAGAGATTATTATGTTAAATCGGCCTACAATTGCTGTAGTGGAGGCAATTACAAGAATGA